TGCAGCTTGTTGGTCAGCTGTTAATAAAGCTTGTTCTAATCCTCTTTGTTGTGTTCCTAAAGCTGATTGATATTGTCCTAAACCTTGTTGTGCTTGTAAACCTTGTATAGCTGCTCCTTGTGCTTGTTGAAATCCTTGTTGTCTAATTCTTGCTTCTGCTAATGCTCTCTCTATATCACCAGCTGCTTGATATTCACCTAACATTGCAGCCTCTCTACCACCACCAAATGCACCTGCCTGTTGTGCTCTTTGTCTTAGTGATGCAATACCTCTTTGTTGTTCTCTATCTAACGCTGCTGTCGTTGCATCAATAACTTCTCTTTGATACGGAGACATGTAATCTTGATATGCATCTGGGCCTGCTTGTAAATTTGCTGCAGCTGTTTGTGCTTGTGTTTCTAAAGCTGATGCTGGAGCAACAAATTGTCTACCTGTAAATGTAGATGTAGGTATTTGATCTTTTAATAGTCTTAGGCCTTCATCTGTAATACCAAGACCGGCCGCTTCTACAAATGGTTCTCGTAGCTGTCGTGTAACTGTTTCTGCCATTATGCCATCGCCTCTAATCTATCCATTGTTTGATACATTCTTTTTGCACCTTCATTTACATCACCACCACCTGCACCACGTACAGCGTCAGCAGTCATTACAAATTCATTCTTAGAAAGTCTAGCAGGCACATCGTCTGCTTTTTCTTTCTTACCTATAGGTACAAATCCTCCACCTCTTAAATCCATTTCATTACCACCAAGATTCATCATGCCACCTTCAGCCATTTGTAATGGTCTGATTGGCACTGGTTTTTGTTTTGGCATTAAACTCATTAATCCTCTTTGTCCTTGTTCTAAAAAATAACCTAAATCATCTTCGTCTTCTTCTTCCTTATTTTTTCTTTTTTTCTTTGTTAAGTCAGTTGCCATATCTAAAATGTCTTCCATGGTGTAAGTTACACCACCAGTTTTATATCCATATCTATCTAATAAACCATCTACGTAATCTTCATCATATCCAACACCTAAATAAATATCTCTGATTCTAGCTCTTCTTTCTCTTTTATCTGTAATACCTTGCTCTGCTAATTTTCTATTATATTCATCAAGTGCATCTTCATTTATTTCTGCAAGTTGACTAGCACTATCTATACCTGCTTGAATACCCATCGTAGTGAGTTGTTTATCTTGTGCAAATTCTGCTCCAGTTTGAGCACCTTTTCTTATGGCTCCCATTATACCTTCTGTTTGTTGACCAGATGCTCCAATTTCTTCTAACGCAGCTGGAGTCGCTGCAAGTGCAGCTGTAATACCTATGTCTTTTAAATCTGCTTCATCATCTGTAGCGAATCTTGTACCACCAGCTATTAATGCTTTTGTAACTGCAGGATTAGATAATATACCTTGTGAAGCTAAATTAGCTGGACCCAGTGCTGCTGCAATGTAAGGAACAAAAGGTCTTATCTCTTTTGGTATAAGTTTTTTGACTGTCTTACGTGCTTTTTTAAATACTTTTTTAAATGGCATAATTTAATCCTGTTTTGATGATAGCAAGTGGCTAGCTTGTAAGAAGCCTAATCTATCTAATTTACTGTTTTTTCTTACAATCGTCAATATACTATTCCTCGTCTTTATCGCTAGCAGTGCCTATCATAGGCATTTTTGCTACCTTTATTTTAACAGATCTAGTAACATCATCAGCTACTGTATCTGTATTTGGGTCGTTAATATCGTTTTGTGCTTCTTCATCAGACCCGTACTCTTGATTAGTTTTTTTGTTTCTTAATACTACTTCTGCCTCACATTTAACAATAGGCACTTGTTTGCCATCTATTGTTACGTATTCTACGCTACCTTTTTCTATAAACATATTAACTCCTATTTATCTCTAACACCGATACTACGATATGCAACCTATTAGCTGTGGCTGCGGTTGCTTTTAGTATTTCACTCTCTTGCAAAACAAGAGGCTGTGATAGCAATTCTACTGTAGCATTTGCTGACACGGCTTTTGTCTTGAATAGACTAAATACATTACTAGATGCATCTGTAATTGTCAAAGTTATACTGTCCGCGTTTCCCGAATCTTCACTCACGATTATTGATTTTACTATAGATCTAGAGTCAGAGGGCACCGTGTACACAGTTGTTGCTGTATTTGCTGTTAAATCTACCTTTGCATTTTTGTATATATTAGCCATTAGTTCATAAAGAAAGAAAATCTTTCTTGCTCCTGTTTTACTTCATCTAAAAATGTAGAGTTCAACTGTTCTGTAATTGTAGTCAAAGCTCTGTTAATTTGTTTTTGGTTAGAAACATCATACTCTGTTTTTGGTTCTGGTAATTTTATATTTATCTTCGCCATTATAAATCGTAACTTGCAGAGTCTGTTGCAAAATCTCCACTAAAGTTAGCTCCTGTTGCTCCTTCATCACCTCTACCAGAATAAGATCCACCAGGTCCTGTATTTAAAGATGAATCTCCACCACTAAATGTATTTTGTAACATAGCTCTTTCTCTTGCTTTTGCTAATTCTATCGCAGCTCTTGCATCTGCTATTCTTTTATCTCTAGCAATATCTTCTCCTCTATCTAATCTAGCTTGTACAAAGTCTTTAAATTTTTTAGCTACAGAAAAATCTTTCAACTGATTAAAAGCATTAACTACTCCACCTTTTATACCAGTTGCTGCATCACCAATTCTCATACCTAAACCATAATCTTCGTCTTCAACAGTGCCTACACCAATATCATCAAGATAAGCTATGTTTGCTTCTGTGCCTGGAGTTTTATAACCACCCGCACCTTCTTCATCTAAAGTATTTTTTGCTAAAGAATCATAACCATAATCAAATCTACTTAAACCTAACCCACCTTTTGTTGTAATTTCTCCACCACCATCACCACTACTTTCAGGTATAATAGGCAATATAGGTTTTTTAACAATCGGTTGAATTGTTGGTGCTACAGATGATTGTACTATTTGTTCTGTTGTTGTTGATGTTGGTCGAGAACCAAATAAATCTAAATATTCTTGTTGAGTCATTTGACTTTGTAGTGTTGGATTGTTTTGATAAGTATTAATTAAATTAGTAATACCTCCAGTATTATAAAGTTGTCTAGCTATGTTTGATCTCATTATTGACATTATCTTCTACCGTCCGGTCTTATATCTAAGTTAATAGTTCCAAAACGCCATGACTCACTAGACGCATCGTTTTCTATCTTTATATTTGCATATCGTCCTCTAGCTCTTGTGTCAAATTTAAGACTGCTAGATGTTATTGTAAAAGGACTCAACGCTGTCGAACTGCTTGATTGTGCAGGAAATCTTTTTACTGCTATTGTTAATTTAGCATTACCATTTAATGTTTTAAAGTCCGGTATAAATCTTCTCATAGATAAGAAGAACTCACCATCAGTGCCTTCTGGTTTAATATCAAAGTCAAATGAATTAATAAAAGACGTAACTGTTGTTGTACTACCATCTGCATTAGCTTGATCAGTTCCTACTTCATGTTCAAACAAAGTTGTTTGTCCTAATCCTGTTTGACCAACTATAGCAGGAAAAGCTCCTGTGCCTCCTGATACAAATTTAGTTGCTGTAGGTGTAGGATATACAGATGCATCAATCCAAGTAGTTCTGGCTTCTGTGCCTGTGTACCAAATAGGTGCTTGTGTTAATGCTGTTTCACCAAAGTTATAAGTAACACTTTTGTTGTTAAACTCAGAACTTGATGCTGGGTAATACCAAACAACTTCTGTAAATAAATTATTAAGTCCTGCTGTAACTTGTTGTCCTTTGTTTCTATTTATATTGTCAAATACATGGTCTTCTACAGTACAAGGTAAAGTTTTAACTGTACCATCAAACAAGAAGAAACCATTTTGACTCATCCAATATGCAACACCATCTACCTCAACTGCTGCGTTCTTACCTATAAGTCCACAGTTTGTACCTACTTGTTCAAAACCAAATGTAAAAGGAGCACCAACAAATTTCATTGTATATAATGCGTTGTCTGTCCAAATTAGAATTGTTTCTTTTGCTTTTAGTGCACCTATAATTTTTGTACCGTCTTGTAATCTTTGTGAGCCTGCTGTGTTAATTGCAGATGTGCCGTATGAGTTTATATCTTCTGCATCAGAGAATCTAATAAACATATTATCTCTTGTTGAACTTGTACCTATTGTTGTTTCTGTACCCATGTGAATTAAGTGTCTTGTTGTGGGTGATATTAAAGTTAATCTTGTTGATGTAGGATTTGCACTTGTTGCAAAGTTTGTTGTAGTTGTAGAAGCTCTATTTGTAAAAGGAGATGCAGCACCAGCGTTCCATGTAAATGTTTTTCCGTTTGCAATTGTTGCAATCAATACTTCACCAAAGTTATCTAATGACCAAAGACCAGGTTCTAGTGTTATGTTAGATGCAGAAGCTGCACTACCAAATCCACCTGTGCCCCAAGTTTCTAATCCCCAACCATAACCATACGATTGTTCTGCAGGTCCAACTCTTTCAAAAGCTTTCACGGTCAACGATCCACCAGACGCGCTACCTGATGCATTTGATGATTGTGTAATTGTAAATGTAGTTGTGCTTGGCACTGTAATAACTTGAAAGTTTTTATCTTCAAAATCAGAGTCGCTATAACCTGTACCACTTGGCAGTGTTACAGAATCTAATTGTACAATATCACCTACAGCTAAACCATGAGGACTTGAACTTGTAACTGTGCAAGTTGCTGATCCGTTTGTAGTTGCTATTGTAGAAGATCCATAAGATTGTCTTATAGGTGTGATGTCATATATCTCACCTTCAAAATATAATAGTAAAGACTTATCAGTTCCTATTGCAATGTATCTATTACCATCAAGATCTACGAATGCATGAAGTTTTCTAGCTACCCCGGAAATAGTTGTGGTTAGTAATGAGGACCAACCACCAACTTTTTCTGGTAGACCATACCTGAATCTAACATTATCAGAATCAACCCATCGTGCTGTTGCACCAACTGTGGTATTCTGCTTGTCGATACCAGGTAAGAATTTGACTTGTTTAAGAGCCATTGTTGCTCCTATGATATTTTAGTCGTTTTATAGACCCAACCTCTAGCTGTGTTAGCATACACCAAAGTGAATGCAGCACTATTAGTGTTAATTACTAAGTCGCCAGCACTACCATTTATGTTGGAACTATTTCGACCAATTGTTATGTTATTTGATGCAGCAAAGTTACCACTGTCAATAATTGTTACTTCATCCTC